CAGGTGGGGTTCGGCGTGGTAAGGCACGGCATGGTGAGGTGGGGTGAGGGGATCAGCAATCGAGAAGTGGCTTCCGCTGTTAGGCGTGGCCGTCACAAGTCAAGGAGCGGGTTGGTTAGAGTGTAGGTGCCCGCTGGCTCCGTGGCGTCATCGCACAGGAAGTGACAAGAACCCGTCGTTCGGCGTTCGCATTGAACCGGGTGATTCGCAGGTGTGGTGCTTCTCCTGCCATTATGGCGGGACTCAAATCTCTCTCCTCTACGAACTCAGCAAGGTGGGCTTTGAGTTTGATTTCGCGCAAGCCCTGCGCGCGGTCTCCCTGGAAGGACCCGGGGATTTCGAGGACTTCGATTTCAGCTACGACGAACTCCGCAACGTGCAGGAGGTGGAACCCTTCCCGGAGTGGTATGTGGACAACTTCGAGAAGGCTTATTTTGAGGGGCGGGTTCATCCGTATCTGGAACTGGAACGGGAGGTCCCTTATGAGTTCGCCGAGAAGTGGGACCTGCGGTACGACCCGCATCGCCATCGTATCTGCTTCCCGATCCGGGATTATCACGGAAAGCTGACAGGCGTCCACGGTCGCGCGATCGGCGATCAAGAGCCACGTTACCTCGTCTACACGCACGAAACGCGCTCCAACCCGAATGTGTGGCTTGGGGAGCACCTTGTGGACCGGAATGAGCCTGTGGTCTTCGTGGAGAGCGTGTTTGACCTCGCCCGGGTGTGGGAGGTCTACGAGAACGTGATGAGCCCCCTGCGGTCGGGGATCAATGCGGCCCAGCTATCGCGCGTCCGGTGGGCGCGGAATGTGATCTGCTTCTTTGACAATGATGAGGCAGGGCACCACGCCTTCGAGCGTGTGAAGGATGGATTCCGAAAAGAGAAAGCTTGGAACAACGTGTTCGCAATCTGGCCGCCGGAGGGGAGGGACCCCGGCAATATGCACGTGCGGTCGATTGCAGAATTGTTGCATGAACATCTTGGGGAGTGATGATGCGCGAGATACCGTTGGCAATTCTGTCGGACAAAACTCTGTTGGAAATCGTCAAAGGTTGGGTTGGGGAAAACCGTCCGATGGATCAGTTCGTGGTAACGATCTTCGAGGAGCAACAGTCGCGCACGCGCGTGCGCCCGGAAGTTGAAGACAGAAATGTGGAGGCTGATATTTCTGTTGAGGCTCCGAAGTTGGTGGAGCGCGGCGGGGGGTAAGGGAACACATGGTCGCACGAAGGTTCTTATGGTAGAGTCGCCATGTTCCGATATGGGACCACTGAAACCACTGAAACCACTGAGTGAGGGAGGCCATCTAATGGCATTGAAATTGAAGAAGCAGGACAAGAAGGATGACCAGAAGGAGTCTGGTGGGGGAGCTGGGAAATTTCCGTCGTGGATGAAGTCCGGTAAGAAAGCACAGGACGCACTCGATCAAGAACGTGCTGAAGCAGAGCAACGTGCCGCCGAGCGGAACAAGATGTGGCGGTACTGGATGAAGGAAAAGGAAGATGCGACCATCGTGTTTCTCGACGGTGATCTCGTTGATTCCGGTTCCGAGGAAGGCAAGCTCGACGTTCACCCGTTCTACGAGCACACGGTCAAACACAAAGGTGAGTGGATGAACATCGTCTGCGCCGAGGAGTCGGGGGATATTTGCCCGCTCTGTGAGGCCGACGATAAGCGTTCGCTTGTGGCCGCGTTCACGGTGATTGACACGCGCAAGATCCAGGGACGGAATAAGGTGTACGAGAATGAGCCGAAGCTGTTTATCGCGAAGCAGCGCACGATCACACAACTCCAGAAGATTGCAACCAAGCGTGGTGGTCTGCGGGGATGTGTGTTTGAGGTGAGTCGCTCGGACGAACGAGCGGCACGGGTAGGGGATCAATTCGATTTCGAGGGGAAGCTTTCGGAAGAGGAGTTGGCTGAGAACTTCGGGGCGGAGCACATCTTCCCCGCGGACTACAGCAAAGAGATCACCCTCCGCACTGCGGACGATATTCACGAACTCCTACAGGGAACCCTGACGGGGGGTGAGTCTGTCGGTAGTGAAGGCGTGGGTACGACACCCGGCAAAGGCGACGTGCCGTTCTAGGAGGGAAGGGCCGGGGGAGTTCCGTCACAGCGGGATGAAATACGGTACCCGCCCCCCGGCCTGATTCGGCCATGAGTGCAATCTTTATCCACATCCCCAAGACGGGGGGTACGTCGATCATGCGTGGCTACCGCGATCACCGGGGTGTGACGTTGGCTTACGCGGGACACAGCTCTGCACTCCATGTTCGGAAGCGGTGGCCGGATAAGTTCAAGCGATCGTGGAAGTTCGCGTTCGTGCGGAACCCGTGGGCGCACGCGGTGTCCTGGTTCTTCTTTAGATCTAAGAAGACGAAAGGGATGCCTGCGGCAATTCTCAAGGCTGACCTTCCTACCCTGCAAAGGATGTTCCGGGAATGGCTTGAGCAGTACGGACACGATCATATCGGAAAGCAGGATCGGAACTTCCATACGATGTTATGTGATACCGAAGGCAAGCTGATGGTGGATCATGTGTACCGGTTCGAGGAGTATGGATTTGCGTGGAAAGACATTGCGAATCATTTGGGCGTTCCAGGGAAGCCCGAGATACATGAGAACCACGACCGTCGAAGACCTCCGATTCCGTATCAAGAACTGTATGACGATTTCTGTCGGGGCTACGTGCAAGGAGTCCAGTGGTGGGTGATTCAAGAATACGGTTACAGCTTTGAAGACTGATATTATTCCGATCAGTACGGGGGCCAGTGCCCTCTACGACATCGACCCTGCACTGGCCGCGAAGTTCGTCTACACGAGTCGCTTCGGAGATGTGGTGGATCTTGTTTGTAAGGGCAAGACCAAGATGCGTCTCCCACGTGCGGCGTGCCCTATGGGACACGAAGACCTCCGCATAGACGGGGCCGAGATTGGGTCGGTATCCCAGGTCCAACCCAGGTCAGAAGAGCAAGCACGGGTGATCCTCGAAAGCCGAAAACTGCTCGATCAGGAGGAATCCTTCGTAATTGAGGCTCCCACCGGATTTGGCAAGACTGTGGTTGCGGCGGATCTGATCTGTCATGTCGGGCGGAAAACCCTTGTCATCGTTCCAAAGGAAGACCTGTTGGATCAGTGGCACAAGGACATCCTGAAGTTCACGGACATGAAGGAATCGGACATCGGAATCATCCGGCAGGACAAGTACAACGTGGCGGGCAAGAAGGTCGTACTGGGGATGATCCACTCGCTTGCGAAGATGGAGAAGTACCCGAGCACAATTGGACATGAGTTCGGCGTGGTGATTTGGGATGAGGTTCATCGGCTCCCGGCGGACACGTTCTCCTATACCGCGGGCCGTTTCTTTGGGAAGATTCGTTTGGGACTTTCTGCTACGCCGGAACGTGCGGATGGGAAGGAACGAACGATCCACGCTCATATCGGGCAGGTGAGAGTTTCCTCTGAGTTCATCAATCTGAAACCCATCGTTGGACTCTATCGTTCCCCGTGGCGCGTTCCCCGCTGGAACAACGGGCAATACATGCGGCACACCGCGGGGAAAACTATGCACGTCGAGAAGACCCTGGCTACGCATGAGGAGCGGAATATCTTGCTCGTCAAGCTCCTGCATCAGTGTTTCCAGAAGGGTCGGAAGACAGTCATTTTCTCGTCGTTGGTTGCACACCTGAGGCTTCTTGAACATACGATGCACTCCCTGGGTGTCCCACCGAAGGAAACGGGGCTTTATATTTCTGCGACTCCAGCCAAGAAGAGGGAGCAGATCAAATCCCGTTCGCTCATCTTTGCCACGTGGGGCATGATGGCAGAGGGTACGAATATTCCCTGGTTGGATTGTTGTGTGCTGGCAACCCCGCGCAGCCAAGTGAAACAACCGATTGGTAGAATTTTGAGGGAGTACCCGGGCAAACCCCAGCCCGTCATTCTTGACATCGTTGATGGACATAGCCCAGTGTTTGCCCGGTATGCAGAACGCCGAATGGATTTGTACCTAGAACTCGGAGCGGAAACGCACCAGTATTGAAAGGAGTGGGCCAAGTGAAAAAACTGATCGTGGACAAAGCAACGGGGAAAATGAAGTTGACCCGTGTGAAGGAACCGGGGGCAGAACCGGAGGTAGAAAAGGAAGAGACTGTGACTGGACCGGCAATGGTGTTCACTGAGGAACCGTTCAAGGTGGTGGTTGGGCTTGATGCTAAGATTGGATTGCCTAATTACAGCAGCGCCGGGTGCTTCGTATCTCTGACTTGCCCGTGCAAGGAAGAGGATGTGGACGAAACCTTCGCGTCTGCGTTGGAGTGGGTGGAAAGCAAGATGGCGGAGATCACTGATGGAATCGGTGGAAAGTGAGTTGGGGTTGCTCCGGTCCCGCGTTGCGGAGCTGGAAGCCGAGGTTGAACTTCTCCGAGCAAGATGGCAGGCCGCGCAGGAATTGCACATGGTTGTTCGGCGTATTTTGAAAGCGTGCCGGTTGGGGGGCTATTTGACTTATCTTCAACGCGCGTATGAGAAGACGAAAAATGAAGATCGAAGACTACAGAAAAGCGTGCAACCGAAAGATTGAAAGCCTGGAAGATTTGGATTCGACGACTGTTAGGCGGATCAAACACTATCTCAGTGACCACACATTCAAACAGACTGCGGAGCGATGGCGGGTTCCACTTCATATCGTTCGGGAAATCGAGTTTCGTGCTGGAGAGAAACCCACGTACAAGCTGTGACTAGGGAGGTGAGTAGTGCCTACGATGGATCAATTGATCCCGAAGCTCAATAAGGAGCACGGGGAGAACACAGCAGGGCGGGGGCTTTACCTCGCACAGGTACCGCGGCTTCAATCAGGCATCTTCGCGTTCGACCTTGCCACGGGTGGGGGTATCCCCAAGAACCGACTGACCATCATCTACGGAACCGAATCCTCCAACAAGACCAACACTGGACTCTGCTTGATACGTCAGCATCAAATGCAATGGCCCGATCAGACGTGTGTGTTCGTAGACATCGAGGGCACTCTGACCACCGATTGGGCTGCGGCCCTGGGAGTGGACGTGGATCAGCTCGTGGTGATCCGTCCCGACTACGCAGAGCAGGCCGCGGACATTGTGGTGGAAGTTCTCAAGGCGGATGACTGTGGGTTGTTGGTGATTGATTCGATTGCGGCCCTGTGCAACATGGCAGAGTTGGAGCGATCTGCGGAGGTAGCGAATGTTGGTGGAAGTTCTCGGGTGGTGGGGAACCTTGTTCGTCAGTGCACGTCAATCCTGGCAAAGGCGGCGAAGGCGGAAGACTGGGAAGCGGTACCGACCATCGTTTGGATTAACCAGATCCGATTCAACATTGGGGTGAAGTTCGGTAACCCCGAAACCTTCCCGGGTGGCAATGGGCAGAAGTTCATGGCCGCACTGCGCGTTCGTCTATCGGGAAAGAACATCGTGGATGAGTCGGTCAACAAAGCAATGCCCGTTCGTAAGTACGCGAAGGGAATCATCCAGAAATGGAAGCAGCCTATCTTCTCGACGGGGTTCGAGTATGAGATGGCAATGGTCCCACACAAAGGTCTCACCGTCGGTTATGCCAATGATTGGCCGGTGGTCAAGGCACAGCTCAACGCGGCTGGGCTGATGACCAAGGACAAGAAGGGCTATCATGTGCCAGCACTCGCGAAAGGGATGTCATGGGGAACTCAGGCGCAGTTGTGGCAGCATCTTCGAGTGAACTGCATGTCGGAACTTCTGGAGATGTTGATTGAGCCTTTGAAGGTGCACCCGCAGAACGGACCCAAAGATTGAGGGAGCGATGGCGACAAGACCGTACAGATCCCCAGTGGAGTTCGTTCGGCTTGTGTTCGATCACCCTGGAGTCAACCCGGAGCGCGTCCTCATAGCGAAGGGGGCGGTGCCTACGAACGAGTGTGTGTTCTGTACCGACACGGGTTCTAACTGTGACTGGACCATCGCGTGGATTGACCAAAATGGGAAGAAGTACATGCGGGCTTTCCACGAGCGTCATCTTGGGGAGGAGATGTCTTGAGCATGGGGGCGAAGGCTGAGGAGCGCGCACGGAAGCGGCTGAGGGGACAAGCAATGCCCGCATCGGGGGCACTACCCGGGGCGAAGGGGGACTACAACCTCCCCGAGTTCAAAGTGGATGTGAAGGCAACCCAGAAGGCGACTCGCAGCATTTCCATGATTGAGCTACAGAAGATCACACACGAAGCGGCAAACGAGGGAAGGACCCCTGCGTTGCAGATCGTGTTCGCGGAAGGCAATGGACAACCCCGACCGAACGGATCATGGATGGTGATCCCGGAGTGGGCGTTTAAGGAACTCACGGAAGACGAATGACTGGTAAGCCCGACTGGCTTGAAAAGTTGAAGCCACCGGAAGAGAGGGGTGAACTTCGGTATCACCTTCACAAGCACCTGTCAGGCCGCCGTCCCGGTCGATCGTTTGAGCACCTGCACGCGAGCGATGTGATTGATGATGAAGGCTGGTGGTGCCCGCGAGCGGTGGCTATCAAAGTGCAGGAGCATCAGAAGCCTGACCCCGAGAACATCTCTACCGCGAACTCCCTTGTCTACTTCCAAGGCAATCAGCTCGCGCAGTTCGTGATTCAAACTCTCGCTGATGTGCTGGAGGTGGTGGGCGATTGGGAGTGTACGACCTGTGAGTTCATGCACGAATTCCAACCACGCCCCGAAGAGTGTCAGGGGGATAACTGCTATCGCGGGAGGATGAAGTACCACGAACACCGCTTCACCTCCGAATACAGTGGCGTCAGTGGTGGGATCGACATGCTCGTGAGATTTCCCGGGTCCGACCTGCTCACCGTAGTTGAGCTGAAGACCTTGCAGAAGGAAGCCTTCCAAGCCCTACTCATGCCCCTGCAAGAGCATCGCCTGCGCACGAACTTCTACATGCGGTTGGTGGAGGAGGCGGGGTACCAAGATCGGATCGATACTGCGCGGGGGAAGATCCTCTACCTGACGAAAGGCGGGTGGGGGATTAAGTGCGGGGACCCGAAAGCATGGGGCTTTGATGATGCGGATTGGACTCCGTTCAAGGAGTACGAGATCATTCGCGACGACGAGCAGACGAACACGCATTCGGAACTCGCGCGCACCTACTTCCTCTGGAAAGAGAAGGACGGCCCATTCCCGAAAGGGATCTGTTCGACTTCGATGTGCCATCGCGCGCAGCGGTGCAACGTGCGAAAGCAATGTTTCGGGAACTTCGAGGCTTTCCAATGATTACGATGGGGCTGGACATCTCCGCCACGTCAACGGGCGTGGTCGTTTATGCCAACACGACATTCAGTGTGGCCGCGGTGACCATCACCCCCGACAAGGATCTGCGGGGATGGGAACGGAGCCTCGTGCATTATGAGACCTTCGCTCCCATGCTCGGGGAAGTGAATCCAGTGTGTGCGTTCATTGAAGCCTACCCACACGGAGCGCAGGGGCAGCGGGCTACGCTTGTGGAAGTGGGCACCCTGTACCGGTGGGCTTTGCACGAAGCCGGTATTCCGTTCACCACGATTCACCCCACATCGTTGAAAAAGTACGTGGCAGATGATGGCAACGCGACCAAGATTGGGATGGCTGTTGCAGTGGGAGCGCGGTGGGATTTCACTCATACATCCCATGATGTTGTGGATGCGTATGCGCTTGCACGTGTGGGAGCGACCGCGATTTCTTATCACCGAGGAGAGAGTGTAAGTGTCAAAAAGCGGGAGCGGGAAGTGTTGGACTTGATTGCCATCCCCGCAGTGTTGGGGTAGAGTAACCACAAGAGCCACGCGCACGCGCGTGCACAACATGCAGGAGGCATGAGTCTATGGCATCAGCAAAGCTACAGGTGAAATTCCCCGGTGAGGAAGAAGCGAAAGCAGAAGCCGCGGAAACACCGAATTTCGCAAAGATGACGAAGGCAGATCTACTGGCCTTCGTTGACGAGCACGACGTTCCGATTGAGGACGCCGCCAAGTTGAAGCTTGGAGAACTGCGGAACAAAGTCGCAGGTCTGTTCGGTCAACACGTTCCGAAAACGAAGACAGGTAAGACGGAGAAGAAGGTCACCCCGGGTATTGAGAAGGGCAATACGATCCATGAGGTCGTTGCGCAGATCCAAAAAATCAAGACCCAGAAGGAGGCCATCAACAAGCTCAACGCAGTGCAGGACGAGGGGAACTTCGCTCTGTTCCGCACGGGCGGCATCCTCGGAAAGATGAAGGCCAAGGATTGGAAGGGGGAGGCTGACGACTTCTTCGAGTTTGTTGAGACCGAACTGGGCATGAAGAAGCGGAAAGCCCAGTACGCGATCGGCATCTACGAAAAGCTCGTGGAGCTGGACATCCCTTGGAACGCAGCAAACAAGCTCGGATGGAGCAAGCTGCGACTCATCCACGCCATCCTCGATGAGGACAACGTGGCTGAGATCATGGCCAAGGTGCTTCCTCTGAAGAACCTGTTCGAGGTGACCAACTTCGTCCGGGATTGGAAGACGAAGGAAGGTGGGAAGGGGATCAACGCCAAGGACGGATCAACGCCTATCACGCGCCTGTCCTTTCAGGTACACGAGGACCAGAAGGAAACCATTCAGCTCGCCCTCGCGAAAGCGAAGGAAGAGGGAAACACGGAGTTCGATGGACCTGCGCTGGAGTACGTGTGTCTGGACTACCTGGCCTCAGGGGCAAAGCCGAAGCCCAAGCGGATGACCGCAGCCGAGGCAATCGCACACGCCAAGAAGCACACGCCCAAGAAGCATCAGCAAGCCCTGTGCGATTCCATCATCGCGGCGTTCACCACAGCGTTCCCGGATGCCATTGAGGTTGAGTAAGTGGGAGCAGCAAGTCTCCAGCGGTTCAGGGTTCGTGTGCACACGATCACCGACTACAAGGTGGAGGCTAACGTGGTGGTCGGAGAAGAACTGAGGGAAGACCTCATCGGCGTTCATAAAGCAGGAGGCATGGATGGGCTGGTGGCTAAGCTCAGAACCATGTTGTCCGAGAAAGAAGGTGTTGCGAACGTCGTGGGGTCCCACGGGATTGAGGTGGAATTTCTCCCATGACTAGCTCGTGGCGATGTTTCCGTTGTGACGAGGTGACGAAGATTGTGGGGAGAGGAACCGGGCGATACACGTTCGCGATGATCCGGGGTAAGGTGCAGCCTGTGCATTTCTCCGGGGAGTGTCTGGTTCTCCCCCCCAAGAGGAAGATCCGAGTTAGGAGACTTTCCAATGAAGAGGCAATTGGTTGAGCGGATCAATTCTTTACACGGACGAGTCGAGGCCACGTTAGGGTTGTGTGATGACATCCCCTCTGACGTGAAAGCTACTCTGGAAGATACCGCGGAAACCCTCGCGGCCCTGCTCAACAGCACTGAAGCAGCCGAATCTGAGGAAGAGCACCGCATCTTTTCATTTGAGTGGGATGGCCTAACACTCCGAGCAATTGATCCGAATGAAATCAAAGTCGATCCAGATTCAGGCATGACGGAATAACCTGCAAGACTCCTGGAGGGGGGTGCATTGTGGAAGAGTATCGATACCCGGATGGCAAGACTCCTGCCGAGGAGGCATGGGACAGCACTCGAATGTTGGGCGGTGTTCTTATCTACGAGGCGGCGGTGGTGATGATTATTCTGTGTTGGATCTTTTGGTGAGTGGGGTAGGGATCACCCTTCCCCAAAGAAAAATCGGAGGATTGAAAGATAATCCTTGCAGTGGTATAAAAACCACAGTAAACTACACAGAGCATCGACCCCCGGAATACGGGAAGCAAAGGAGTGCAGGTCATGTCAACCGAGAATCAAAAGTATACGAATTCACCGTTCAAGTGGGGCAAGACGGATTGGACGCCCATTCATTACTTCGAGAAGGGTGAAGCGGATGGGTCGGCCAAAGACGTAGCCCTGCTGGGTGGCAAGGGCGCGCATCTCGCGGAGATGTGCAACCTGGGACTTCCTGTTCCGATGGGGTTCACAATCGACACGGATGTGAGCACCCGGTACAACTACCGAGACACGATCACCGTCCGATACTTGGGCTTCCGTGTCCTCAAAGCGTATGCGGCGATGTCCAAGAAGCTGGGACATGCCCCGCTCGTTTCCGTAAGGAGTGGCGCTCCGGTTTCCATGCCGGGGATGATGGATACGATCTCGAACGTGGGTCTGACTTCCGAGAACATGGCGTTCTGGAAGAAGGAGCTGGGTTCCCGCACGGCATACGATTGCAGACGACGTTTCATCGTTGAGTTCGGGACCATCGTCAAGGGTATCCCGGCAGACCGATTCAAGACGGCCACGCTCCATCCCCCGCATGGGATGACGGCAAAGGAGCTTGAAGATCTGTGCCTCGTGTACGAAACGGTCTACGCGCAGCATGTGGGTAACCCGTTCCCGGATGATGTGCAGGATCAGTTGATTGAAGCCATCGAGGCGGTGTTGTGCTCCTGGAACAATCCGCGGGCCATCGCATACCGCAACATTGAAAATATCGACCACAGTATGGGCACCGCGGTCAACGTCCAGCAGATGGTCTTTGGTAACGCTGGCAAGGGCAGTGGGACCGGCGTTCTGTTCACCCGGAACCCCGCCACGGGCGCTAACGAAATCCACGGTGACTTTCTCCAGAACGCACAGGGGGAGGATGTGGTAGCGGGCATCGTCACTCCGATGGAGCTGGCCGAGATGCAGAAGAAGGGGTTCACCGAGAACTTCGCTGAGCTGATTTCTATCGCTTCCGTGCTGGAGGCCCATTATGGGGACATGCAGGACGTGGAGTTCACGATCCAGAATGGAGAGACCTACATCCTTCAAACTCGCACAGGGAAGCGTTCCCCGGTAGCCGCGTTCCGCATCGCGTCGGAGCAAGTCGAGACCGGTAGTTGGACGAAGGAGCAAGCACTGAGCAAAGTCAGTGCCGACGATTATGCGTGGATGCAACGGGACATCGTTGATCCCGCGTTCACCGTGGAACCGAATGGTAAGGGCATCAACGCAAGCCCCGGGTTCGCGTCGGGTCCCGCAGTGTTCAACAACGAGCAAGCTCTGGCCTCCCCCGTTCCGGGGATCTTGGTCACCCTCGATACCGAGGCGGACGACCTACCCGGAATGAACGCGAGTGCAGGGGTGCTGACCTCAACCGGTGGAGCTACCTGCCACGCTGCGGTCAATTCGCTCTCATTCAAGACCCCGTGTGTTGTGGGTCTTGGAAAAGTGGGGGAATGGATCGGCAGTGAGATCAAGGAAGGGACCATCGTAACGATAGATGGTTCGACCGGGCGCGTGTGGATCGGTACTGAGGTTCCCACAGTCTCCGGCGTGGATGATCCTTACGTGGCCGACTTGGTGAAGTGGGGCTACGAAAAGACTGGGGCCATCTACCAGAGCGCACGGGTTGAACGACCCGAGCAGAGGGTCATGGTCACCGAGTGGTTGTCCGACGAGGGAGCGAAAGCAGACTCTCTCGACGCGCTGGCTAACATGAAAGAGGATGAGCGCAGCAAGGTCGTTCTGGATGTGCGGGGCACACTGAGTTTCCGAAGAGAAGAAGATGTGTCCCTGTGGGAGTGTTTCGGGGATGAGCCCGACAAGGGGGATGACGCGGAAGTAGTTGCAGTGATCGATCTTCTGGAAGCCCACGGGTTCAAGGGTGCTGTGGTTTCATTGGAAGGGGCACTGAAAGAGCACGCTGTTCGACTGGAAGCTGCGGGGTACAAAGTGGGACGCGAGGTTGAAACCCTGGCGGACTTGCTGCACTCCACGGGGCCGGTTGAGGTTCCTAAAAGCTTCATCGAGAATGTGGTTGGAGGCCCTGCGGTTTACGCAGAGCTGATCGACACCTTCAAAGCCGCGGGGAAGGAGGTAACCCCGATGCCGGTGAGTATGAGTACGGAGCAAGTGGTGGCCGAGACCTTCGGCAGCTAATCTCCAACGGGCAAGGAGGCCCAAGATATGGCGTTGATACTCTCGCTGAGACAGGGGGAAGATTTCTTCCTCGGGCAGGAACGAGTCATGGTCCGCAAGGTTTACTCCAACAAGCATTTCGTTCTGGAGACTTCTGAAGGGACCCATTATGAAATCGTTCAAGATCGAATGGCTGAAGTGGCCCCGGACGTATTCATCAGTTCGGGGGATCGCGGGCTCAACGGGGTCGTGCGGATTGTGATTGATGCACCGCGCGACATTATCATTCTACGCGGGCAAGCGTACCGCAGGGCTCAAGGCTGATGGCGTTCCGAAAGTACACGTGGAGTCAGCTCGCCTACCAGCAGGTGGAAGAACATGGGGTTGATCGCAGACAGGCCGTGGCAATGGCCCGTCAATCGGCCCCATTCACTCACCCGAAGTGGAACCGCAGGTTCGAGGGTTGGGCCTTGCGTATTGAGAACGAGCTGGTGATGGAGTTCGGCGTCATCCCGGTGAGCGTGAAACGAGGATTCAAGGTGGCCGCGTGGGCACAACGATGCACGATTTGCCGTGGTACACTGAAGATGACATTTTATGAAGATCACGATCCGTGCGAAGGGCGCGGGTGTGAGAAATGCCAGGACGGGCAAGTGCGTGTAGAGCGTCGCTGCCCTGCATCGCGCAAGGCAGGCAATGAGGTCTGCTCTGACGCGCTGGACAGGGGGTAAGATGAACAACGGACAGATCAACCAACAGGCCAAGGCCGCGGCCCGACCCAGACATCGAGCGATGGTTCTGGATGCGTTCGGCAGGAATAGTTTCGTGCTGGGAGGTCCCTACGAGGACAAGTGTAAAGAGTACCCGGATGCGTTCGGGATTAACCTAGCCGACGAGATCAAAGACGTGGCTCACGTGGAACTCGGGATCAGGGATTTCTCAACTCCTACGAAGTCCACACTGCGCATCTATCGCAAGGTTGCGGAGGACGCAGTGGTTCGCGTACTGCGCAGGGAGCAGGTCTACGTGGGCTGCTTCATGGGACAGGGGCGCACAGGGACGTTCCTGGCGGTGATGGCAAAGATGTGTGGGTACCCGCAACCGATTGAATTCGTTCGCGCCACCTACAACGAACACGCGGTTGAGACAGTTGGGCAGGAGAAGTTCGTTGAGGGATTCGGCGTCACCTTCTCCCGGATACGAATTGCACTGAGGTTGAAGTTCGGGAAAAGATAATCCTTGCCACCCCTGGGAGGTGTGGTACTGTTACCACATGGCGCGCACGCGCGTGCACATCGGCAAGGAGGCCGAGATGAGCATCACGTCCCACCAAGCAACCCTGGCTTTCCAACTGGCACGGCCTCTGTGCGTCCCCCGAGATATGGGTGGCGTTCTGGTGCCCAAGCTGGCTGAGAAGATCACCCCGCACTATGACGCGGAACCGAATACGTTCTGCTCCGTACAAGCGGTCCCCGAGGTTGAGGCCCTGCGGTTCTATCTGCTCCAACATGCGATGTCCGACATCCGGCAGAAGTATCTACCCGCGCAGATCCTCCCCCCGCACGTGCTCGAAGTGGTGGAGCGGTATCACGCGGAGTGCAACGACCTAGCGATTCGGATGTTCTACTACCTGATAATGATCTGCACGCGCGAGGCGCGGCACATCCAAGGCGGTTCCAGTTGGTATGCGAAGCTCGAAAGCATGTTCGGTTCCGAGATTGCGCTGCTGCTGCGGGATCTGCCGTCGAGTAGCCATACCGCGGGGAAGAAGTTTCTCACCAACGCCCCGAATGTTCCGGTGAAGCGGTTCTGCGAGGCCCTCGTGTATTCGTTCAATCATGGCAGTTGGGGTTCTCAATTCGGTGGAGCGATGTGGGCCGAGATCGCTGACACGTTGCGACTGTTCGTGGTAGGGGAACGCTCCCCGGAGCAGATGTTGGATCGCGTGTTCAGCTTGGAGCACAACTGCGCCCCGATCTTCAACAAAGGGATGATGTTCGAGAATCAGGATCAAGGGGTTCTCAAGATGGTGTTGGACGTGCAAGCGGCGGGTCAGGTTCCGCAGCTCATCCATGAAGCCAAGTCGGGGAAGAAAGCAATCACCGCACAGATCAAATCACTCCACGCAATGTGTGTCAAAGCCGTGGGATCTGACTTCACCAAGCCGGTTGATTGGTTCGCCGTCGAAGCTATGGGAAAAGGTTATTACGCCACGCAGAAACAGCATCAGCTCACCGTGTACGGAGCCGAGTCTTCGGAGTACGCGGCGAAAGCGCAGAAGGCAGAGTCCAAGGCCCTGCGGGATGCGGCGAAGCAGTGGTTCGAGATTAACTCGAAGCTGAAACTGAAGAAGGTCAAACGCCCGTAAGGGTTACGGCAAGGAGGCCGAGATGGCTCGAAAGAATTTCATTCACCTGTTCCCGGGAGGGTCCAAAGTCGGAACCCGGAAATGCGTGTACTGTGGGCTGAAGGAAGTGAACGAGCACAAGAAGCCCGTGTGCACACGCGCTCCTGGATACCTGAGCAACAACCAACCCCCTCCGTTTTCATTGGATGACGAGCTACCCGCTCCCATCCCTGCACTGGGGAAGGGGGACAAGCCCAAGAACACGAAATCGAAGAACTTCGAGAAGCAGAAGTTCACCCGGTGCTTGGACAGTCACCCTGAACTGAAGATTGGTGGGGGTGTGTTCTACGGGGGGTCATGCAGTAGCCCGATCATTGACGACTGTGACATCTACATCGGATTCCAGAGCGGGATGCTCAAGACGAACCGGCAGTGGCCGTGGACCTCGGGGCACGACATCGAGTTCCGGGTGACGGACTTCCACGCTCCCGACAAGAAACACACGAAGGCTTATATCGAGCTGGTGGATTGGACGGTGGAGCAGTTGGCTTCGGGTACACGGGTTCACGCGGGCTGCATCGGTGGCCACGGTCGGACAGGAATGTTCCTCGCCGCCATCATGGCAAGACTGGGGGAAGAGAACCCGATTGCCTGGACCCGCGAACACTATTGTGACCGAGCAACCGAGAGCATAGAGCAGGTGAAGTTCCTGCATGAGAACTTCGGGTGTGAAGTAGATGCGGAACCTGCCAAGCACAGGGGTGGCCTCGGCATCGGTGGGGGCACCGACAAGGATTGGCCGGAGGGGGACATCACGTGGCGTTCTCCGGTGGAGAAGTATCGGAACAAGTACGGCACTCCCAAGGCGGAAGAGAAACCGCACGTCGTCAAGCCCACGCCAACGAGCGCGAATGTGTGGGGGGATACCTTGGACCCGGAGAGCTATTGATTCGAGATTGAGACTGTGGTAGAGTTACCACATGGCAGGAGGCCAGGATGGCAATCGCGGAACTCAAACATCTGTTGGGACCACATCTCGCGGCTAAGGTTGTCATCCGGGTGGAAGAGGGTGGATACGTTGTTGTTGCCCCCGATGGAATGACGGTTCTTGCAGAGGTCAGTGATCGCTTGACGGAGGCTCTGTGCGCAGGGAACTATGATTCTCTCCTGGCAACTATGTTCAAGCAGCAGGTTAAAGATGCCCTGGCTGCCTACACGAAATCCCACGGCAAGGAGGCCAAAATGGTGAAGCTGAAACTGAAGGGCACCGAGGCGGGAGTGTTCCCGATCGAGGAGCTACAGACTGTGACTCCCGTCAAGCTCAGCGCAGCAACCAAGCTGTATGAGCCCGTGCGGGGGAGCGGAAGCTCTTCCCGGTATTTCGTGGTTGGCATTTGCGAGGGTCTCAAGCTCGCGTGCCGCATCCGCGCCGGAACTGTTTCTATTCGCGTCGAGGGTACGGGTCTGGAGGACGAAGAGATTCGCAGCCACCTGAAGGGTGTGGGCTTCAGCAACGTGACGGAAAAGTACGGTTCGTTCCACGTGGAAGCGAAGTCCGAAACCCTGCAAGCCAAGACCATCGGAGCCACGCTGCTCAGTTTGTCGGTAGACGGTTGGGCCACGGCTCTTCCCGACATCAGTTTGTTCACCGAGAAGGGTTCCTGATGCTCCCGGGCAAGGATCTACTCGAACTGAGCGTGGGTGACGTGATTGAAGCGGGACCCCTGTTCCAGGGTATTTCCGATGAGCCAATCTGTTTCAAGCTAACGGCCCGCGGCACTCGCCGGGTTGCTGATCGGATCGATCGCGAGATTCTCACCTTCGAGGTCTGGTACCACTCGATCCCGATTGGGGAGTGGGCCTGCAAGGTGGACATGATGCAAGACGATTTCCCCACGACGTGGATGGACGTGGAAGCGGCACGGAGTAAGCGATGACAACATTGACAGGCCCTATCACGCGGCGCTTCGCGGAGAAGTGCGCGGACTCGCTCTACATGAAGATTGAAATCTACAAGGATCGCGTGGTTGGAAAGAAGCGCGTGCTTCTCGACCTCGGGGGTGTTCCGCTTCCGGTTGAGCTGGAGGTGAAGGGCTGGTTCGGAGATACGAAGACAGGGGGTGCCGACGCAGGGTTGATCCTCCAGGGACCGGGTTCGATGGGCGTGGCCCTTGTGCGGAGACAGGGGCATAAGGGTTCCAGGGATTCCGAGGAGTTTCTTTTCCGCCTTCTGGACATCAGGGACTTGGATGGGGGCCGCCCTACGATTGCGAAGTGGTGGTCCCATATCAGATATGATGTGGTAGGGTCCCAATCGTTCCTCGACCATACGGACGCAGCGAACAGAGGTACGTTCCAGCGGGTGAAAGGAGTCTGGAGTCCCGTTTGATTATCGTTTGGTGTGCTGACCCAGAGGATGCTCGCAGTCACTTCAATACGGTCTTCCTAGCTGAGGGAGTGCCGGTTCGATACGTCCGTATAGAGGACGCTCCCAATTGTAAGCCCGGTGACGTGATGTTAGGCGTGGGTACGGGGGTTCTCTCCAAATTCCACGCGGTAGGAATTATCCCCAAGAACAGAGGACTCGGAGCAAGCCGAGGCTATGCGTTCGCCTCTCCGGGCGGAACGAGGACGCTCCTGACCTACGATCCGAGGATACGTTTTCGTGAAGCGGACAAGGCGGAGGAGGTCCTGTGGGACGCCAAGCTTGCCATCCGCTATCACGAAACCGGTTCTCTAAATCCACTTCTGGGGGACTATCAGTGGGGAACGCTGGACGCAGTAAAAGCCGGGGTGGAAGCAGCTCTGGATGCGGGAGCGGAGTTCGTACCCGTGGCTCTCGATCTGGAAACGATGGGCAAGTTCCCGTTCTACCCGGACAAGCACATCATCAGCTCACAGTGGACCGTCGGGAGTGCGGGGCACAGCATTGTCGTCCGGCACTATAAAGATTTCGGTGGGTTACAGGGGGTCAAGCTGAAGTTGGATAAGGTCAAGCTTGAGTGGTTGCTCACGAACCCGAGAGTTCGGATATGGGGTGCGGGTCTCAAGTTCGACCTCGTTTGGATGGCAGTGAAGTGGAAGATCCATTGCACGAACTTCACATTCGACACACTGCTAGGCGGGAGCATCGTCAACGAGAACCGCTCGAACTCCCTGGACTGGCACGGTCGCATCTATACGACCATCGGGGGCTACGAGCACGAGTTCAACTCGCTCACCCCGAAGGGAAAGAAACACCACAAGGGTCACATGGAGGAATATCTCGATCACGAACTCTTCCTCGACTATGCGGGTGGGGACTCAGACGCCACGATTCAATCCGCGTTCGCAATTCGGAAGCAGCTTTATGAACAACCTAACCTTGCCCGGTTCTACCGGAAGATCCTCCACCCCGCGTGTCGCGTATTCGAGAAGGTGGAGATCCGCGGGCTGGAGGTAGACGAGAAGGCATTCAAGAAGCTGGAGATCAAACTCTACATTGAAATCGAGGATTCAACGGAGAAGGCAATCAAGACCATCCCCCTCAAAGTGCGGGCCAAGTATGCCGACGACCTGAAGCTCACGCGGCCCTGTATTCTGCGTGACACGTTTTTCTCTCCTGACGGCTGGAATCTGAAACCGTTCAAAGAGAACATGACGACCAAGAAGCAGGAACCGCAGACCTCGCTGGATCACTTCAAGAAGTTCAAGGGGCACAAGGGTGTAGACAAGTTCCTGAAGGAGTACACGAAACTCAAGGCGGCGCAGAAGACGCTGAGCACGTACGTCAAAGGCTTCCTCGTTCACCTGCGACCGGATGGGCTGTTCCATCCCACCTATGCCCTCTATCGAGGGGGCTTGTACGAGGACGATGACGATGACAGTGGCACGGTGACGGGTAGGCTTGCGGCCAAGAACCCCGCGATCCAGACCCTCCCCAAGCACACGATCTGGACGAAGGAGCTTCGCAAGTGTTACCCCGCTCCTGCCGGATACAAGTTCTGGCAAATGGACTTCAGTCAGGGGGAGCTGCGCGTCATCGCATGTCTGGCCAATGAGCTGACCATGATTGCGGCATACAAAGCGGGGATCGACCTGCACGCCAAGACCGCGGCGGAAGTGAATGATATTCCGTTGGAGGAATTCCTGAGCTGGAAACCGGAGGACCACAAATTCCACGCGAAGTATGAACTGCTTCGCCAGGGAGGGAAAGCCGGGAACTTCGGTTTGCTGTACGGGATGAGCGGGGGCGGCTTTGTGGAGTATGCGTTCAACTCGTACGGGGTTGTCATCAGCCCGAAGGCCGCGGCGGAGTTCCGGCATAAGTTCCTTCACGAATTGTACCCGGGCATCGGGGTCTACCACGAAACGCAGATCGCTTTCGCGAGGGAGCACGAGTACGTCGAATCCCCGCTGGGACGTGTGCGGCACCTCCCCCTCATCAATGGCCCCGCGAAGGACATGTGCGCACGGTCTGAGCGCCAGGGTCTCAACGCCCCCACACAGACCACACTCAACGACATCGCCCTACTGGCGGCGATCGAGGTCGAGGACGAGTTCCAGTACGAAGAAGACACGTTCAGCGTACGTGGGAGCAGCCACGACGCTCTGTACGGATACGTGCGGGAGGGTTGTGTGACGGATTCCCTTCAGCGTGCGGATGCGCGCGTGCGCGCGATACCCGGTATCTTGGACAAGGAATTTGACTGGCAGCCACAGCTTGAGTTCCCTGTCGATTGGGAATTGGGGGTGAATTGGTCATCCCTGAAGAAGGTTGTGGTGGCTTGCTGAAGGCATATTCGGTAGTCTACACGGGTCGGAACCCCCTGCGAGGAACCCTGCATGGCAGAGAACGAGAGTCCCCCGGAAGCGGCTCCGGCCCCCGAGCCCCGCATCTTCTTTATCAATTCGGTGATGAAGGCCGAGGACCTTGTTCAGTCAGATGCAGGTCCCAAGGAAGATCGGTTTCAGGCTCTTGAAACTACCGCGGGCGCGGATGGCCCTACCACGATTCAACCGCCGATAGACCCGCGGGACCTGAGACTTCTCGTTCAGCGCAACAGCATCCTTCGACCGCTCATTGACGCCTATGCCACGAACATCGATGGCACTGGGTGGGAGATTGTTCCCATCGAAGAGGCGGAAGAGGAGACCGAGGAAGAGGAAGTAGCCACGGAAGGGGTGGAAGACTTCTTTGACGAGCCGTGGCCTGGAGTCTCGTTCACCACCGTGCGCAAGAGCATTCGGTTGGACGAAGAGGAAACGGGCAACGGATACATGGAAGTGATCCGCAACGCCAAGGATGAGATCCGGGGTGCGCGTCGTTTGGACTCCGTGGACATGCGGATGATCCGATTGGATGATCCTGTCGAAGTCGTCAAGACGGTGCTGCGCAATGGGGAAGACACGGATTTGACCTGTGAAGTGCGGGAGCGCAGGTACGCCCAGATTCTTGTGGGCAAGCTGATCTATTTCAAAGATTTCCAGGCTACCCGGGACTTGAATAAGAAGACGGGTAAGTGGTCTGAGGGTGGGCCTGATCGGGACGGTGAGCGCGTGGACATCGCTGATCGTGCAACTGAGATCATTCACTTCACAGCGATCGACGATGTGGACACCCCCTACGGATTGCCCCGTTGGTGGTCGAACTCTCCGTCCGTCACGGGCTCCCGCAAGGCTGAAGAATTCAATCTTCAGTTCTTCGATTCAGGAGGCGTCCCTCCACTCCTTCTGATCGTGCAAGGTGGGAAGCTCGCGGCGGACGCCGAACGTGCACTGCGCGATCACTTCATGTCTACTGGAGAGGCCCGACATTCTGCGGCGATTCTGGAAGCATTTGCCGCAACCGGAGACGTGGAAAGCAACCAGAGCGTTCGGGTTACCGTGGAGCGGTTCGGGGCCGAGCGACAGCAAGACAGCATGTTCGAGAAGTACGGGGCCGCGTGTGATGAGCGCGTGCGACGTGCATTCAGGCTTCCCCCGATCTTCACAGGCAACGCGCAGGACTTCAGCTTCGCAACCGCGTTCGCTTCCTACACGGTGGCGGAAGCGCAGGTATTCCAACCCGAGCGGGAAGAGTTCGACGAGAAGATCAATCTCTTGCTCATGCCCGAGCTAATCGGCGCAGAGGGTCTCAAGTACAAGTCCCTGCCCCTGAGTGTCCGGGATACAGCACAACAGCTCGATGCGATCGGAACCGTGGCCGAGAAGATCACACCGAAATCGCTGGTCGAGACAATCAACCAGATCACGAACCTCTCCCTCGTGCTCGATGAGGATAAGATCCAGAAGGACGAGGAAGACAAGGAGCGGGATCGTCAGGACAATCTTGACAGGCTGGCCGCTATGAACGGAGGCGGGACTACGCCACCCGCGGAAGGTGTGGTTCCCAACGCGGTGCCCGGGGAGCAGCCTGCCCCTGGTGGACCTTCCCCGGTGATGAATATGGCGAAGGCTGGGGGCATCACGACGGGCCTGGCGTCCATAGCCCAGGAAGCGAGTGGGTTGCTGGAGAACGGTATCGATGCAGCAGGGGAGCACAGTGCTGCATACGCCAACCTCCTGACGCAGATCAACTCGATGACTTCATCGGAGCGCACCATGTTCCGCGCGATGCTCACTCTGGAAATGTTCCCTGAGCTGGCTAATGACCCGTCGGGGGCTGCGGAGTTGGCTTCGTGTGCGTTTGCCTTGGTGGCCCAACACTCGCAGGAAGACTGATGTGCCGAGCGTTGAATCATTCCTCACTCTGGAAGCATCTCTCCAGCGTGCTCTAAAAACCGAATTCGCAAAGGCCAACAAAGAGACCGTCAAGGAACTAGAAACCTTGGTTGTGGGTGGGGACTTCGCGGAAGCGGAGAAGGTGGCCAATCAGGGCATTGATACGGTCACCGTCGCGAAGAAGGTACGTCCCAAGCTGGAGACCCATTTCCTCCAAGCGATGCTCTTGGGTGCGGGGCTATTCCGTGGGACCGTGCGCAGTACCGACCTCTTCAAGAGAGGAGAGATCCCCAAGGCCGTAGACCTCGCGGTGATCCAACTGCAAACCATCGTCGTCGCCAGTCAGAAGGCCATAAGTGCACGCGCGTGCACGGTCGTGTCCCAGATGGCTGAGCGGGAGCGGCAGGAGCAGGAGGGCGAGATTGAGGACGGGAGTATTGTCTTCGACACGCTCTACAAGGTGGCCGATCAAGAGCTGGCTCGGCAGATGAATGCCGCGGTGATGGGGACGGGTAGTGGGTTGATGGATGCGGGGGCGAACCTCGCAACTTCTCGCCTTGTATCGTATGGTTATGTGGCCGAGGCCATAGAGACCGGCGTTACCACCTTCCAAGTCAGTGAAGTGATGGATAACCGGACGTGTCCTGTGTGTCGTGGGATGCACGGTAAGACCTTCAGTGTGGAGCAGGCTGAACGGCGCTTGTTCCAACAACTCCAAATGACAGGGGATGAACTGAAGGGCGCAGCCCCGTTTCCGAATCAATCGAAGCAGGGCTTGCGGAACCTCGCGGGGATGACAGACCAACATCTCGCGGATATGGGTTGGGACACGCCACCCTATCACCCTCTGTGCAGGGGAATCCTTGTACCCGTGGGAACCGTGCATAGCGTAGAGGTAGTGGGCTTCTCGAAGTTCACGGCCCCTGCGGACCCGGCCTTGGCCCCTGTAGAGTCCGTGGTGAATGAGATCCCCTCGGAGTACGAAGCCATTTCACAAGGGGTGGCCAGTGACCTCACAGGATCGAAAGCGAAGCAGAACACAGATGATTTGGATGTCTTGTATGAACAGGCCGCGGAAATCGATCCGATATTTAAGCAAGCCGTTTCAGAGGCCGCGGATGACACGGGTGGGACCGCAGTGTTCCCCGTCGATGGTCTCAAGAGCAGGGCTCGGGTTATTGAGAAGGCGGAGGCCCGGTATGGTGGAGATTTTGCGGGTATCACTGACATCTCTCGCGCGACGTTGGAGTTCAATACCCTGGAGGGAGTGTACGCAACACTTGACTACCTCACGGACACTGTGCTCAGTATTGTGCGAATCAACGATCGCTTCTTTAACCCCACCCCGGAAGGGTATAGGGACATCATCCTCGGGGTGGAAATGCCAGGAGGGCATGTGGTGGAGCTTCAACTACATGTGTCCAGTATGAGGAACACCAAAGAGCTGAATCACCTCTTGTACGAGAGGCAGCGGACGATTAGCGATCAGGCCCAAATTGACGGACGAGAGCTTACCTTGCTGGAGCTGAGAGAGATCGACGATCTAGTGTCTATCCAACAGGTATCCTACGGAGCAGTGATGGCCGAAATACTAGGAGGCACATGATGGGACTCAACCTCCCTCTGTATTTCATTGTGGGTGAAAAGCCCGTGTCTTTCGAGAAGACCGAGAGCGGGGGTGCGCTTCTCCTCGGCTGGGACTTCAAGAAAAAGAAGATGACTCATGCGGCGGCGAGCTGGAATGATGTCGTGGGGTTGTCCACTGGGGTTCCTGTGGAAGGTTCCGGTTCCTTCTCGGAGAGTGGCACGGAGCAAGTGACGAAGAAGCAATTCAACGCAGCCGTCCGTAAGTTGCAGAATGCTTGATGTCTCCCCCTATTCTGAAGACCCTGCACTACATTATTCCCGCCCACTTACCGGCTGGTATGGAGAACAAGCTCAAGAGGGCTGGTCTCTATACCTGTGAAGCCGTACACAGTAAAGTGAGAGACGGGACCCTCAGGGACCTCCCTGGGGTGGGACCCCGATGGGCCGCACGCATCACGGCCACGTACACGTGCGTCGAGAAGCGCAAGGTATCCCCGGAGACCCTGGAAGCCAGGGACCAGACGCGCAGGCGAGAGTCCTTCCAACTCAATAGCGATGAGAAGACACTGTTTGCAACGCGGACCACTCCTCCTCGGCATGAGAGCAAGAAAAAGAGCCTGTGTCAGGAGCATGGGCATGACGCGGAGACTACGTTCTCCACTCCCTCGATGTCCCGTGTGGGGCGAAGGTGCACCCGTTGTCCTCACACGTGGGTAGAGGATTGGAGCAAGAAGTGATTCATGTTAATGTGGGGCCTATCCTCAGGAGGAGGTGACGTGGACC